GAAATTCCCTAAGTACATAGTCTTTACAAACCCAGCATTTCCACTTACCACTACTGGAAGACCACTATTAATTATATTCTGAATACTATCAACTGTATCAAACCCTACAATTCTACCGGCCATTGAATATTTAGTTGACTTACTTCCAAAATGATGAATTATAGAACTATTTCCTCCTAAATTATTTAGTTCCGCATATATCGCATCTTTCTTTGGTCTAAATCTTTCTACAAAAATTCTTATTCCGTTTATAGTCCACATATTACACTACCTCTACAGATTTATTGAAACTTCCACCTCTTACACTTGCCAATAATTGATTTCCAAGGTATTTAGATACTACTTGTGCTATTACTTGTCCATCTAGAGTTATAGTAGACCTGTTAGTAAGTTCTAGATTGAAATTTATCGGTTGCTGTTCGTTCCCTAAACTACTAATTCTTCCTAATTCTTTTACATCTGGTAATTTTTCAAATTTACTTTTTTCACGTTCCTTTGATAAACTTCCACCAAGAATACTAAATGCTCTTTCCATATTATTTACAAATTTATCCAGTATTGATGGTAATGAAGATTGTTTATTATCATTTCCTATTAATCCAAGCATCAATGGAGGTAGGAATGCTTTAGTTATAAATCCTATATCTTTTTCTGGTTCTTGCTTCCAAGGTTCACTATGATAAAAATCACGTCTTTCTTGTTGTGGCTCTATAGGTAGAGATTTCAAATACTTAAGTTGGCCAATTTCGTCTTGTAGTTTAGTCTGATTATATAGTTCATTGTACGCTTGATAATCCCTCCTATCTTGGTCTAATAACCCTTGGTAATTGTCAGTAACAGTAGGCTGCTGTTCTTCACCAGGTTTGTTTTCTTCTTCTGTCGTAGAAGTAGATTTTCCATTAAATCCACCACCCCCCTGGGCATTGAATTGCATAGCAAAGGCCTGGTATGGAACCCAGAAAGTAGCATTTGATGGAATATTGTAAATACCATCTAATTGTTTCTGGTTTATTTCTACAAGTTTATTTATAGCCATCTGTAAAATAAGATTATCTTCATGTAATATCTCAGTTCCATTATCACTATAGATTAACCCTACTTCTTGTGGTTTTAGTTTATAATCAGGAAAATTAGTTTTTATAAAATTTCTAGCCCAATCAAGTGCAGCATGTAATTCAGCACTTCTAGTAGAAGGAAAATTGACAGTTTGTATTCTCATTTGTTGAGATGATTTTTTCATCTCTGGACTAAGTTTATTCTCTTGTAGTAATTCTTTTCTAGCAGTTTCCCAAGCATCTCTGGTTATACCCTTAGTTAATAATATTCCTTCTTTGAAGTCAACAAGCATTTCTCTTAGAGATTTAAGATACGCTTGCCATTCATCTGCTGTTAAAACACCAGCCTCTATAAGTTTATTTCCAAACTCTTGCATTTTCTCTTTTGCTCTTTCATAAATAGCATTAGCATCACTTTCTGTAGCATTCTTTTCTTTGATTACTTCTGGCATATTGAAATTTCTTACATGAATGTTTTGAAGTGTGTTATTGGCGTAGTCTATGACCTGCTGTTCCAAGTCTTTTTCTTTTAGTCTTAATTCAACAGGAATTATAACCCCCTTGGAACTCATATCATCTATTTTCTGCTGTACTTTCTCAAGTTCAGTTAATAGAGATGTCATCTTAGAGATTTCTTCATCAGTCCCTTTTACATAAATTTCTGATAGTTTCTCCAATCCTTCTGCTGAATCTTTAGTTTTATACCCAACCAATTCTAGACTATCTCCAAGAGAATAATAAATAAACGGAAGATTTGAAGATAGATTTGATATTCTTTCTAATCTTTTTTCATATTCAGCAGCAGAAATATTCCCTCTCTGAAATGCGTCTTTTACTCCCTTTTCTAGTCTAGAAATAATTGAAGAAAATTCCCCTTGATGTGATTTAGCCGCAGCCACAACATTTTTATCAAATGGTGTAACAGGGTTTTCTAATCTATTTCTTGGGATAACATTATCTGCTTCTATTCTGCTTGCTTTTAGTAATTCAATAGCAAGTTGTTGTTTATCCTTTCCAAAAAATGCACCCGTTTCAGCAACAAATTTGGCAAACCCCCATCTATATCCCTTTCCTCTATCAAATATGTCTACATCTTTTTGCGCAGTCTTGTTGCCTAGAACAGCCAATAATTTTATCACCGTATCTACACTTGCCTTAGAAGCCCATCCTAGAGCCCGTGTAAAGAAACTGCTATAAAATTTTTCTTCTAAAGTTTTAGATTCTTCTGTTACATTTGGCTTTTGCTCCTCTTTCTTTTTATTAAATTCTTCGGCCATCATTTGGGCAATAGTTCCGCTATCTTTATTTACAGACCTCACAAATCCACTTGCAATTGTATCGCCCGCTGACATTAGTAAAGGTGCTAACTCTGGTTGCCCAAAAGCAGTCGCCAATATGCCCCCAATCGTCATTCCTGCGATACTTCCAATAGCCTCTTGCTTGTCGTTTTCATTTCCACTAAAATACTTGGAAGCAGCCCCACCAATAATAGCAGTTCCTACTAACCCAGTTGCTACCATATTAGGGGTAAGTTTAAATCTTGGCTGTTTAACCCATCCCTGGGAAGTAAACTCTTTTCCTGAGTACCCAAATAATTTTCCAGATAAAGTGTTTATAGGAGCAGCAATCGCACCTAATCTATTGCTACGTCTTAAATACCCAATTAGAGGTAACAAAGTCATTAATGTTACCCCTGCTCTACCAGTTGTATCTACAAATACATCCATTAGTTTTATTATATCAGATAAAACTGTAGAAAGATTTGAAAATAAATCTAATACCCCACCATCACTTCCGATTGTTTCGGCAAATTTTTGAAAAGAATTTGCAAGTCTGGTTAAAGAAGACCTAGCAGTATCTAATTTTACCTTCAATGCTTTTTCAGATTCACCAAAAGCATCGTTTGAAATCTTAGCAATACCTAATGCCTTTCCATATACTTTTATCATGTTGATAAATGGGGCAGCCCTTCTAGAACCACCTGCAAGACTTCTGGCTAATTCTTTCAATTTTGTATCGTCTATAATTCCAGCAGAATATCTAGAAGCAATCTCATCTAAAATATCACCAAAATCTCTAAATTCCCCCTTTAAATCTCTTACGGCAATGCCAATTTCATTAAGTTGTCTTTCTGCTTCAGAAGATTGAACATTTGAGATAAACGACCGCAAAATATTACCAACTTCTTTACCACTATAGGGGGTAGATTCTACCAGTGCCGCTACAATACCGTTTAGTTTGTCTACACTAAACCCAGAATTTAAGGCCGCCGCACCAACTACTGAATATGCTTCTGCTAAATCATTTATTCCAACTTGGGCATTTTTACTTACTGCTATCCACTTATCTAATAATTTTTCTGCCTGAGATAGAGGCATATTTGCTTGTCTCAAAGCACCTACTAATATATCAATTGCTTCTGCCTGGTCAATAGAAGCAAGTTTTGAAAGTATGAGAGATGTCTTTAGTACTTTTAGTGCTACAGCAGTTCTTTGAAATTGATTACCTAACCCAGCAGTAGCCCTATAAGCAGCAGAAAATCCCTCAATAGCATCATTAATTGATGTAGCAGTTTCATCTGCAACATCTGCAATTTGTTTGAATACTCTTCCACTTTCTCTCATATTAGTATTCAAAGCAATTGCCACATTTGCTAATTTTGATTGATTATCTATAGAAATATTTATAAGTTCGTTTAGTTTCTGAAGAGGAACATAAGTAAGTTGAATAGCAATTGCCCATTTGGAGGCCTCGACAATATTTCTCATTACCCCATCAAGAAATCCTTGATACTTTCTTTGTACATCTCTTAATACGTTTCCGTATTTGTCCATAGAGAGGGATAACATTCTTGTTTCTCCATTTAATCCCTCCATAGCAAATGTAAATCTAGTAATACCCGTAGAGGCTTCTGTGTGAATTTTCTTTAGATTTTCAATTTTAAATCCGTATTTTTCTGCTTTTTCTATTACTGAAGAATATATTCTTTTTACTCTTTCCAATTCTTCTGTAGAAAACCCTCTTCCGCCTAAATCTTTTTTACTAAACCCAACACGACCTGCTTCGTCAGTAAAAACAGAAAATTGCTTTATTTCACCGTTGGCGTCTTTTATAGCAAATACGAGTTCTGTAATTTTAGTCTTCTCATCTCTTATAACACCAACAAGATTTTTCACGCTACCACCAAATCTATTGGCAGCATCCATAGCATTTTTATACGCCGAAGAAATTCTTAGAGTTTCTTCTACTGTTAATTGTGACGCCTGTCTTGAGTCTTCAAATATTCTTCCTTGTGCATCTCCGTATAATTTCTTAGTATACGGCATATTATTTTCGTCTTTTGCCGTAAATGAAATTTCTGTAATATTACCAAATTGCCTTATTCCGCTAATATCTTTCAGAGAGGCACCATATTTTTCTATTTCTTTTGTTAGGTTCTTAAATCTATCCGCCAATCTGTCAAGAACTTCTGTAGGAAGTTGTCTCCTCATTTCTGATAAAGACCTTCCTATTCTTCCCATCTTATCTGCGTATAAAGTTAACTTCCCTATTTCTTCATTATGTAGAGTAACTTTTGCTACATTTCCACCTTGAAGTCTTTCTATATTTATTACATCTTCAAGACTATATCCATATTTGAAAACTTCTTCTCTTAGATGTTGAAAATCTACTGCAAGTTTTCCTATTTCATCTCTCGTTACTTTAGAAATATTATTTAAATTCTCATGTACTTTACCTAATCTATCTACATATAAGACTACTTTCTTTATTTCTTCCCCTTCTTTTTCGTATCCAGTTACTTTATACACCCCGCTCTGAAGTCTTGTTACATTGAAGTTATTTCCAAATCTTGAGTTAATATCATAGCGCAATTTAGGAAATTCCTTTGTCATTTCATCAAATAACGCTTTAGATTGTAATGCTAATTCTTCTTTTCTGCTTCTTATAACTCTTCCTTGTTCGTCCAATTTAAGAGTAAGTTTTTCTACCACGCCCTCGGCGTTTTTAGTTACAAATGTAAATTGTCTTACTCCAGCAGAAGCATTGTGATAGGCATTTTCAAGATTTTTTACAGAAAGATTATGTTGCTCCACAAATTTCTGTAATTCTGGAAATTGACCCAATAGAGTATTAAATTGTTCTTCTGTAAATCCTTTTAGAAATTCCCTTTTAGTAAACCCAATTCTTCCTTCTTTATCAATATAAACAGACTTCTTGAAATTTCTTCTTTCATCCCCAAGAGTAACTTGCAAAGCGTCAGGTGAAATATCAGGACGTGCAGAAACGTTGAGGATATTTTTCTCTGTCATCCCCAATTCTCTCAATACTTCTGCAAGTCCTTTGTATTGTTTCGTTAGTTCCGATACTTGTTCACTTGTAAGTCTTGAAGCAAATGCAAGATTTGAATGTACTTCCCCAAGTCTATCAATATAAAATGAAACTCTTTTGGCTTCTTCCCCTTCTTCTTTTATTTGCTCACCAATAACTCTATAAATACCTTTGCCTATCTGTTTCGGCTCTTCTACTATACTAACAATATTAAACTCATCTTTTAGTTTCTTCATTATCCCAGAAAACGCTTTTTCTAATTTTTCTGCATAAATATCTACATTAGAAATAGCAATCTCTGGAGTAATTATAATTTCTTCTTGATTAAGTTTAGACACTTCTTGTTTGGCTTTCTCTACTTCTTTTGCTATAACATCAGCATTGATTTTTGGTTCTTTTATCTTTTCTACTTCTCTCTGTATTTGAGAAATAGCATTAGATACTGTAGTAAGCCTGTCTATAGTATCCTGAGGTATATTTATAACTGGAGACTTCCCAGAAGATAGTCTATTTATAGTTTCTATGTATACATTAATTATTTCTATAAAAGTTTTCATTCCTCTCTCTGAGGTAGAAAACTTTTCAACCATAGAGGCAAGAGAATTGGTAAGTCCACTAATTGCTGGATTTACTTTTTCTATGGTACTGGCTATCTCTTTTAATATTGATACAAATTGTTCTAGTTCATTCATATAAGTTACTCCACATCATTAATATCAATTATTATTCCATCTACTTGGTTTGATTTCTTTGTATCAAATACTTTATCAAACCATTTATCTATATCCTTTTTCTTCCCGTCCCAGATTAATTTTTCTGGGGGACGTTTTTCTCTCGGTAATTCATTATAAGATTCTACCTGCATCCTCTTTCTTATGACAAAAGAAATTGTGTATGGCATATAATTAATATTTTCAAGTTTTCTATCTAAAGGATAGCGCAACGCCTTGGCTACTGCCCATATAGAAGCCATAGCGTTGCTTCTGGCTATTTTTTTAATTCTTCCATAGGTATATCTATTGACATATAAGAAGTTACAAATTGTTCTCTTATCTTGGAGGGAAGTTTTGATACCTGCTCTGGAGAAGTGAATAATCTATCTCTATATTCTTTATCTTTATATGTAGCATAGTAAACACAAGAATCCATAAATTTGTTTTCAAGTTCCTTTGTAACAAAAGTTTCAATAATTCTATTCTCCAGTAAACCCTTTAATACTTCTTTATGCTTTTCATTTAATTGTTTCTTTCTTCCCCTAATAATTTTATTAAGATTTTTTCTGATTTCCTCTGAAACAAGTTGTGGATATTGGTCAACTTTTTCCTGGTATTCAACCCATTCTATAGTGCTAGCGTCTTCGTCAGGCTCTTTTGGAAATGGAATATCAACTTCAGAAGTTGCTTTTTTATGCAAGTCAGGAAGTTCATACATAATTATCGTGTCAATTATTTCTTCCTTTTTCATTCTGTTCATATTAGGAAGATATGCTTTATGTTCGTCTGTTCCTTTCTTATAAATCTTTTCTTTTAGTTCACTGGCCTTTCTTAGTGCATATACTCTTGACCGATTCAACTCTTCATCAGAAACCACTCTCATATATACGTCAAAACTTTTTCCATCGGGTAATATAATAGTAAATACATCCCCCCAATGAAATAGTTTCTCAATATCAACATCATTCTTTTCTGGTGTTATCATCCTTTCCTCCTTAGTGTCTGTAAATAAAAAAGGGGCTAGTCTTCTTATAAAATAAGACTAGCCCCTCAAAAATCCCTTTATGCTAAAACTATTATAAATTATTGTCTATTACCACTATATACCATTACCACAGCATCTTCAGACCGGAAGTTGAACTCCACAATACCATTTTCATTTACATTGAATGTATGAGTATCACCGACAATAGAAATGCTTGGTAAATAGTATGTCTTTAGGACATTACCACTTACAGTAGTATCACATGGGTCATATAATTTAATCTCTAAATCAAGCCCACCTGCAGTGCATCCTTCACCAACTGAAAACTCAGTCTCTCCAGAATTGGTGCTGCCGTTTAGTAACAGGTCAATTAATTCTGTATCGGTGTCAAGAACTCTAATTCTACCTTCTACAGTAGGAACTTGTCTTTGGTATCCAATAACACCCCGGCTACCCATTTCTTTTACTTCTTGTACTCTCATATTACCGTTAATAGTAACAGATTGTACTCTAGGAACATTGGTTGCAGAAATCACAATTTTTACATCACCACCTTTTATAGCCGCGGGCATAGTGTCATCACTAATGTCTGACCAATTATCACCAGAAGGATTTGCATGATATACGGCTAGTAGTTGTTCAGTTCTGCTATCACCAGTGGTAATAGTATTAGTACCGGGGTCATAAGAATATTCACCGCTTCCTGGTGTTCCACTTACTTCAGTTAAGTAATTACCATCTAAAATTACAGATAGTAAGTATTCTCCATTCTTCAGTTGAATTGGTGTTTCGCTAAGAGTAAAGGAAGTAGTGCCACTAGTAAATTTGTCTACTACTACATCATATTTGAATAATCTTTTGGTAGAACCAACAGCGGTATAATTTTCTTCGGCCTCACCATCTACAGAAAAATTATAAGAAAAATCTCTAATTTGCATTCTCTTTACATGAATGCTTTTCACATAATCACTTTTCTTAGCATCTTTTACATAGATAATAAAATCTGCTTCCCCTAATTCTTGTGTAGAAACACCACTAGATGGATAGTTATTAGCATCTACACCAGTAAGTACAGAAAATAATTTTACACCAGTATCAAAAGCAGAAAACGTAATGGTAGAAGTCTTTGGGTCTTTTACAATACCAGCATGATTTGGGTTACCAAGTTCATCTACATCATTTACGGGAACATTTTCTTCTGAAGATAATCTCTGTACTCTAGGAATAAATGCAGCGTCTCTTGGGCCTACAATTCGTAAAGCAACCTCTTTTGAGGCAACTGCTAATCTCGTCATTTTACTTTTCCTCCTTAGTCGCTCTTATAAGTGGCAGTATAATAAACTTCTGCCGCTCTATAAAACATCGTGACTAAATTTGGGTCTATTTGTGGTATCTTTACAACAACTCTTCTAGGTTCTATACACCCAATTTGAGAAGGATTTGTATCTGGTGGGAAACCTTCATCGTAATTGTAAACTGGAACTTTATTTTTGAAGAGTTGCTTCGCTATTAGATAGGCTAAGTAGTCTCTTTGAGTCTTGTTCTTTGCATAGATATATATTATCCACCCCCTGTTTACTAAACTTGCTTTCGTACCTAATTCAAAATTGGAAAACTCAGCAGTCCTATTTTCTACTGCTATAATTGGTATATCATCCTCTGTAACTCTAGTTTCTGGAAATCCATCAACTACAGTTACAGAATTGGGAACAATACTTTTTATATACTCTACAACAGATATATCTTGTAATCTTTCTTCTATCATATTCTTTTTCTCTTATTTAGTGCAAATGAATACCTTACACCTAATCTCCCAGCCTTAGTTTTAATTACGTCATAATATTTACCTTCAATATTAATTATAACACCAATAGACTCATTTATGTTAGCCTTTTTACCTTTTTCTATCATTTCTACAGTTTCTTTATATGATAATTTCTTAACAGCAGTACTGAGTTTATCAGTAACTTCCACACCATACTTTTTCAGCATCTCAATGCTTCTTTGAAGCATATCGTAAGATTCTCTGAAAATATTTCCTACTATGGATGATAAAAAAGTCTCTATCCTATTTCTAAATAATTCTGTAAATGTTCCTTTTGATGAATATATTGGTGTAGGAAATCCACCTTCACCAACGAGAGTTTCTAGTACACCACCTGTTCCACTTTCCAATGCAAATATAAATGCTGCTGAATCTTCTGGTAAAAAACTCAATCTAAGTTCTTCTGTAGTATCAAATTCCTGATTAGGGTAGACTATATTTCTCCAATAGTGAGACCTTAACAATGGAAGTATTTTTTGGTAACCTCTGTTATTTACATATTTTTCATTTGGTGGTCTTCTAAGCAACTTTCTCGCTGATAATATCGCTGACGCCCAGTCTCTTATACTTCCAAGAGTATCTTCGTATACTTCAACCTCAACATCCAGGTCTTTTGATATTCTAACATCAAAATAAAATTCGCCAATATCAAATACTTCTTCTATTCTATATACAAATCCTTCATACTTCTCAAATTCTGTTCCAGAAGCCATTCCTAGAAATACTATCTTTGATAAAGTATTTACAGCGTCGCGTATCTTACCTTCCTTATCATTTAATATATAATCATAAACGAAATCATATGCAATTTCATATAAAACTTCATCAATTGTATCATCAGACCTTATATTTTCAGCAGCATTTTCTACGTACGGTAAAATATCATTTACTATACTACGCTCTATATTATTTAGTTTATCTAATAAATCATTTATCTTCTTCATTATCAAACAATGCTCTTAGCATAGTTCTAGAATGTTCGTTAAATCCATCTAATACGTATTTTCTTATTAACTTGTATTTTGCATCGTTAGACAGAGTATTATCTTTCCATACATTCTCAATATTGTTGAGAGTAATTCTTATATATCTTCTATTTATATTATCAATAATCTCTAACAGTCCAAGAAAATCAATTCCATGAATAGTTACATTAAATTCTCCCATCCTCTATTCCTCCTCATATTCTTTAAGTACTAAAATTATTCTGTTTATAGTAGGAACCCCTCTATATATTCTTTCTTCCACTTCAAACTTTTTATTATCAACAACTACATAATCTGTTCTGTCTAATATACTATCAATATTTCCAGAATATTCTATTTGTGCAGTCACATCTCCATCTAAAATAGTTCCTGTAGGAAGCCAATCTATTTCCTGACCTTTCTTCCAGAATATATGTGCTTTTCTTACTTCACCACTATATATCGGTATCCAATAATTTCCAGAACAAACGGGACAAAATGGGTCTGTTGAGGTATTATTTATTGGGTCTAAAGAACAGACACTACATCCGCTCTTAGTTACAAAATAATGGATATAAATATCTCTTCCAATAGCGTCACGAATTGCATTTATAACCTGCATTGTATTAGATGGAAATGTAATCTGCATTTAGAACTCTCTCCAAAAATCTCTTGCTATTCTATTCCAGTCAAAGAAATCAGAATTAAATTTTTCTTCTGTTGCTTTAGAAACTCTATAATAGTAATCTGAATCATAATATAAACTATTAAGTGCGATTGCTACGTCTTCTGGGTGTACTACACTAAATTCAGCATTAGTTCCTGGGGCAATAGATTTAATTATTGGGTCAACGGTAACACCAATATCACCAAATAATTCACCACTGGCAGAATTATTGGGGACAACTTGTGGTTTTCCGAGTTTACCCATCTCTATTTGAACTAAGCCGTACCCCTCGCCCTCACTACTATTAATTCCGACAGTTGCAGAATTGAAAATTGCATTTAATACATTCTGAGAAACTCTTTGTATCCCTCTTTCTTTATTTGTAATAATGAGTTTATCTTCAATTCCATATCTTTTTGCAAGTTTAATAATATTCCATCCACTATCTACAACCCCCATGTGTAGATATAATCTTACATCGTCCTTACCTTTTGCAAAAATTGAAAACGCTTCTATAGTTATATCTATTCTCTTTCTTGGTTGATTTCTATTCGCATTTAAAACTACAAATAAATCTTTTCCACCAACAAGTTTTTCTCTCTGGGCTTCAAAATTATTAAGTTTATAAAATCCTTCGTCAACACCATGTGGAAGTAAAATAGTATCTGTTTTATATACTCTATTAGTTTCCTCTCTTCCAAACTCTGTATAAACAAATACCTTTTTTACATACTTTGGAAATAGAGAAAAATAATCTGGGTCTATGTATTTTGAATCAACAGGATAATATACATATACTGGAATATTATTTATATTGTTTTGTAATAGCGAAATTAAGTATTTGTTTATAATTCCAATATCATTGAACAAAAATACAACATCAGGTTTTAGTAGATTTACTAATTGTGGTAATCTTTTAAATCCGTAAATATCCCCTCCTGGGTATGCTGGGTAAATCTTATGTTTATAATTATGGGGGTCACCATAATAATTAATAGCCAGATGGTGTACTTCTATATCATCTGGCACTCTACTAATTAAATTATGTGCTACTCTACTAAACCCCGTTGGTACTACACCATCGGATACCCATAAAACCTTTTTCATCAATCCTCTCCTTTTGGTATTTTATTACTGTTTTGGAAATCTACTATCTACTAAATCATAAAGACCATTTGCAGCAAGTCCACCCACAACAATTACCATAAATAAAATTACATAGGACTGAGCATCTGGATAATTTACGTACACCCACCCAATACCTGCAAGAACACCACCAATTACAAACGAAATAGTCATTAATGCTTTACCAGTAACTCCGAATTTTTTTGTAAATTCAACTAGTCCCATAATAATAGGCATTACTGCAAGTACGATAGCAAGTATATTTTGTAAATCCATTTAGTTTCCTCCTTCATCTTTCCATGGTTCGGATTTAGTATCCATCTCAATATCATTTCTAAATCCTGATAATAATACGCCTTTTCCTTTACGTGCTTTGAAAGCAATCTTCTTTGTTGGTGGTCTTAGATAATATAGTAATGTTTCCCAATCTCTCTTTAATGATTCTATGGCCGCTTTTCCGCCTTCTACATTGGAATAATAAATCTCTGCGTCTCTCCAAGTTCCAACATTCCATACATTATTCTGTAAAACACCGCTCTTTATCAAAATACTCGCCATAAGAATAATTGGCATCTCATCATCTTGTTCAACCACTGGTGGCTCTTCAAATTTCCATATTTTGACATAATTAGGGTTGCGAGTAACATTACAATTTTCATCCAATAGATACTTTTGATTCCACCAAGGTGATAGGGAATTAATAGCAGAAGCCAATGAGTTTAGCAACCATTGGTCAGTATATTTATATTGAGATTGGTCTAAATCCCATAAGTACTGTCTCAACGGTTGGAGAAATTGCGATAAATTACTATCTGTAGGTACTTGTAAACACGCCATAAGTTATTTTTCCTTGTTTTTCTTTGGTCTTCCTGGTTTCCCTTTTGGCTTTGGTTCTTCTTTCTTTCTTTTCATTTCTTTTCGTTCTTCTTCGTATTCCTCAACTGTTTCAACATCATCTAAAGAACGAACCATTGATAGAGTATCAATTCTTCCCTCAATAGCCTTGATATAAGATGGTAAAGCATCAATTTCTTTACCAATTTCTCTAAGAGAAAATAGAAAATCTAAGTCAGTAACCCTATTCACAAATCCACGAAAAGAACTATAAGATTGATTGAATAATTCTTTCTTTTCCTTGTCTGTATAATTGCTTGATTTCAGTTCTCTTTTCTTTACTTCAATATCCTCACGGCTGGTTTCAGATAACCATCCACTTTCAATCAGACTTTGATTCATTCTTTCAAAATACACTACTTGTTTATCAGACCATAAATCAATGATTGAAGTCTCTTCATACTTATGTGGATTACCGTGAAGAATAACTTCTATAGGTTCATCATTGAAAGGATTGAGTGCCTTTACTACTAATTTACCAAGTTGGGTCTTAATATAAGTTTTCTTTGGTTCCCCAGTTTGCATTGCAGAATAAATCTGTACTTCTTCCATTCCATTCCTCCTTTGAATTTATTATGGGGGAGGAAGTTTTTCCTCCCCCTTATTACATCCTTATGAAGTAATTTCAATTACATGAATACCCATTGCCTTATCAATAATTAGACCAAACTGTTGATAAACTCTTAGATACCATTGAGGTGGAATCTTATTTCTTTCAGTCCACTCGTCCCATTTAGGTTCGCCAAAGGTAATAAACTCACCAACATTTTCACCAATCACAAGAACGTACTTATCAGGAATTAGAGGATTATAGTCTTCAGGATTATCATATTCTTGTGGAATGGCTACAATAGGAGCACCATAATAATTACCAAGAAAACCAGTTCTCATTAGTTCCTTGATGTTGTCATCTACGCCCCATACGTCAGAACCATCTTTTACAAAAGCACCAAATTCAGTAATTGGGGTTAGCGCAGCACGAGTACCAACTACAGCACGAACCTTACCTACAGTATTGTTAATATTCTGAATGGCATCTTTTAGAGCAGTAGCGGTTAAAGCACCACTTACTTGTGTGTAGTTACTTGGGGTATTACCAGCATTCCATACAGTAGAAAGTGCAGTAAATACCTTACCAAGATAAAAATCTCTCAGTTTGGCCTGCATATCCTGGCGAATATCTTGGACAGTACCAATATCACCTTTCTCTAGTTCCCATTCATTAGCGGTTACTTGAATATAAGCACCATCTAGTTGCCAGTTAATTCTTTCACCAACTACTAGTTCTTCTGATAGAGTATCAGTACCAGGAACCAGAGTTCTTACTTTCTTTACGCCTTTGCGAACTTTCTTTACTAAAGCATCACCTGGTTTTAGACTTCTGGCGTTTAGTAGTAGTTTTACAAAGTCAGTAGTAATATGAGTAGGATTTACATATTCTACAACTAGTTCAGCAAATGCGTTCTTATCCTTTTGTGCAACCTCGGCTAATGCCTCTAGTAGTTCTTTATCTTTATTTTCCATTTTTCCTCCAAATAATTAATTTTTGGCGTTATCCATAAATCCGAATAGTTAAGGTATCGTCGTCATTCTTTCTCACAACTTGGAATTGTGTTTGAGTGCCATACCCAGCAGGGGCAAATTTACCACTGGCGTCAACAGATAGATATTCACCTGGCTTTGGGGAACCAGTATAAGAATCAGTCCCAACAGTAAATACAGTTTCAGGGCCTAGTGCTACGGCAAGGTTTCCAGATTTTACTACCTGGTTTCCTTCCATTACGGCAGGGTCAGTTAGATAAACAGTAGCCTGAAATGGGGTATTTGCAGGGCGGTCAAATCCACCTCTTAGTGCCCAATCATATCTTGGAACAGGCTCATAGAGTGGATAATCTCTATTATCTGGAGCAAGCATAATCACAAATGCCATTAGACTGCCAGCGTCTGCCTTTACAACCTTTGGAATATCTTTACGAGAACCAAAATCCCAATCATCTGCGTAATCGCCAGTAAATTTAATAGGCGTACCTTCTACAATATCTTCATCAGCAATTACTGGAAAAGTATTACCGAATTTGTTAACTTCTAACATTTGTTTTTCCTCCTAGTCTATTTTCTATTCCGAAGAAGTTTCTTTACTTTTTCTACTGGGTCATCTTCGTCGCTATTAGTAGAAAAATCTGGAATGCTGGCAGAAGTCTCCTTATCATTCTCTTCTTTATTGACTTCTGCTAAAGCAGCGACCATTTCTTGTAGTAGAAATTCAATAGCATCTTCGCTCATAGAAAGCAGTCTCTCACGGTTGCTTTCAAAATATTCGTTATCTTTTTCTACGCCAGCCTCTTTGAATTTCTTCTTGATTTCATCAAATCTTTCTGCTTCGGCTTTTTCTTTTTCAACCTCTTCTTTAAAACTTCTAAGTTCTGAAAGTTCTTCCTCGTATTCTTTTAGTTTAGCCTCTAGTTCTTCAATTCTTTTCTTGGCTTCGGCTAATTCTTCCATCTCGGATTCCTCCTCTTTTACTTTTTCTAATAGTTTTCGTGCTTTTTCTAAAAGACGGTTTCTTAGTTCTTCTGTGAGCCATTTCTTACCAGTATTTTCCTGGCTTAGTCTAGTAATAGCATTTCTAAGATGAGGTAAATCAATCTTTCCTTCCTTGTTTTTGTATGGAAGATGTCTTAAACTTCTAGGAACAGTTTTCCCCTCTTCGTCTTTTTTACCACCTGGTTCAATATAAAGAAAAGCACTATCTGGTAAATCGTTAATATATTTCTTGTCCCATTTCTCTGAATTGTCTATTTCGGCTACAGAAAGAATTGGAGTTCTACCTTCGTATGCTGGAATATCTACAATCGTAGTTCCGAGAAGCGCCACGTCTTTTAGAACTTCTACACCACTTTCTTCTATTTCGCGGTCAGAATAAGCAATTTCCCACGATAAATCAATTTGTTCTCCGTTCTTTACCGCTTCTACTATCTTTTCTACGTCCTCAGGTCTTTCCTTTTCCCATAAAGCAGCCAGACCTAATACTTTATCATCCTCAATTTTTAGATGAGTGATAGCGCCAATTGGGCCGGCGTTGAAATGTCTTTTTTCAACACTATCCATTGGTGCAGTCTTTATTGGCATATAAAGCCCGGTCTTGATTAAGTTTGAAAATTCCTCTCTTGGTATTCTTTGGTTATTAGCATTTGGCTTATCGTCTGTAAGAATAAACTTTACCCATCTTACTAATGGATTTAAATTAACCCCAGCGAATGCTATGTTATCTTCACCAAGAAGAGAAACCTCTTTAGCAACTAATTTGTTCATTCTTCCTCCTTAGTATTTCCCATCAATGGAGGTTCGTTTGAATGGGGCGTTGGCGGAAATGCGGTCAAATTGTATCTCCCCATTAATTTCTCTTCTTCACTTCTCTTTGATAATTCGTTTTGTAAATCAAACCCAAATTTAGTCAGTATACTTTGTCTAGAAACCCCACCAGTTTCATATAAGAACTGTAAAAGATTAACCATGTCTTTTACAGACTCAAAGGTTATTGGCTCAAATCTAATAGCGTTAGGTTCGCCTTTGAACCTATTCATCTTAATTATATCATAAATTATATGTATTATGGTAAGTAATAAATCTCTTCTTACAGGTTCCAAAATAATTCTAGGAATTTGTGTAGTTGCCAAATCATTTTTTGCATTACTTCTTAGACTTTCACCGACAATTGCTGAGGGTGGAAATCCTAAACCATAAAGGATTTCTTGATTAATAGGGTCATATTTCTTATCGTCTAACAATGCCTCTATTGGGGGAACAACCCATTCAATTTGTAAAGTATGGTCAGCAAATAATTGTATAACTCTTTCAAACTCTATTGAAGAAGTACCGGACGATGTTTGTGCTCTAAGTTGCATTTCAATATTGTCAAAAGCATCTTCATCATCTTCTGTCAAAGGAAATTTATCATTACCTATTTTTACAAGCATGATAGAAGTAATTACTCTAGAAGCAAGAGAATAATCCATTCTTCTGAGATTTCTTTTATACGCAGCATGTTCAATTACTGGGGATAAATAAGGTACTGGGTAATATGAATTAGGGTGTACCTCTTTTCTGATTACCCCGTATTTTGGAACAACTGGTATAGTAACCTCGCCTTTCTTTATCTTTTTAACTATTTCTGGATATTCATTAACAATTCTTTCATATAATTCTTTGTCTTCAGTTCCATCTTCGTACTTACCTTTATTCTGAATAAACTGAATAAATGATTGTGGAACTTTTATGTAGTACCTAGCATCGGAAGAATTTACACCAGGTTTTATTTCTATGGTTTCCGGGTTTCTAAGCCAGATTTTATAAGGCAATTTCATTGAAGGATAATTTTTTATCCCAAGCATTCTAAGTTCGTCTTTAGAATACTTCTTGAAATCAACTTCAGGATAAACTATTCCAGAAATCAAAAGTTCTCTTGTCGCATTTCTTACAAATTCCATAAATATTGGAAGTATTGCATTTAATGCTTGAAATTCATTCTTCCTTAAATTGCCTTTCTCTATAATAATATTAGTAGCAGCCATATCTGATAATCTATTTACAACTGCTGAAATTATTGGGTCTTTTTTGTAATAGAATCTACATGCTTTTATGAGTTTATGATAATCATCAATATTGATGTCAAACATATCAACTTTAGCAAAGTTGGTCATTCCAGCAGTAGAAATTTTCTTTGAAACTCTACTCATCTAAAATCTCCTTTACATAATAACTAATTTAGTTCTTCTTCTTAGTCTATTTTTCTTTTTTATATTTGATAGCACTTGCTTTGAAAATAGTCCGAATGTAAAGCACAATAGCGCAGCGGTAAAATGGTCAGCACCACCTTTACTTCTTATACCACCACTCTCACCAAGAACTTTGAAAACTATATCCCCATTAGGTTTCTTTACATAAGTCATCTTTTCAAGTTCATTAATAGTCTCCATATCCGTACTAGAGAATACCAATGTTTTGTTGTTCACAAGATTTTGTAACTGCTCCATAGAGACTATTTTCAATCTCTGTTTTATTTCTTTATCGCCATCATAACCTACTACAACGTGCTCCCCAAATGCTACTGGAATTATTCTTTCTTTATAATTTCTATCTTTATATTCGCTATTGTTTATTAAATTCTGAACAACTGCTTTTCCAGCATTACCTTCATCTATTGCTATAAATAACGGGTCGTACTTGGTGTCAAGAAAATATATTATTTGTTGCTGTATTGGGTATTGAACCTTCGTTAGTTTTATCTTAGAGTGCATCCTATATCTTCCCTTTTTGTCTTCCCATATGACAAATATAGCAGTAGGTTCAGTATACCCCAAGTCTATTCCAATATAAGTTTTAACTGCATTTTCTGGCACAGGTGGAAGAAGATTCATTTTTGATATATAACTTGTAATATCATTTCCCTCTTTTAGTCCATTTAAACTTATTTTATAGACTGGATAATTTTCTATATCCATTAGTTCTCTATCAAATAAAGCAAATGATGGGTTACCATGTTCACCAAGAACAAAGTGAATATAATCATCGCTATCTTTCCCACCGTAAGATTCAATATCTTTCTTGTGCTGTTCTTCAGTATATCTTGGATTGTCAAAAGCATTGAACTTGTGTTTATTAAACTCTTTTGACTCAACAGTAGCAAAAAATAGAACATTCTTTTCTCTAAGTCCAGTAGGAACACCAGACACCATTAATTGATGTCCTGGCTGCCAGTAGTTCAATGTTGGTAAAAGTTCTTTCCACGTCCCCCAAGGATAAAATCCCGCTTCGTCCACAATCACACAAGGAGTATGTAACCCTACTACATTAACACCATTTCCAGCCGTACCTGCAATACGGCATAATAATCTTGAACCAACTTTAGTTTGAATTTGATGAGAAGACGAATTTAATCCCCTACTTTTATCTATAAGATGACTAAGAAATGGATGTCTTCTAAAACTAGAGACTAAATTATTCCACACAGGCTCTAAATGAACTTTATTGGGCACAGTATAGACTATATATTCCCCAGGATATACATCAAAAGCCAATAACCATAATATTTTCTTAGTAAGAGAAAATGTTTTACCAGAGGCGCGTGACGCCTGAATTGCAACTTGGTTTCCAAAATCTGTCAAAATATCTATTTGGTATTGATATGGATAATCTCTATTTTCTATTGGTGTATCTTCCTGTTCATAATCAACTAACAGCATCCAGAATAATACTGGATTTCTTAATACCTCATATAACTTTAATTCATCTTCAGTAATTCTCTCTTTAATCATAATCCCTCTGGAACATTATCAGATGAATTTCTTTTCTTTTTTCTCGCAAGAGTTCCTGGGTTAAAAAAGTGATATTTATTACAATGTGGACAAAATATATTTACCTTATGCTGACCTTTCTTATTAGCAACCCAACAAGTGGCTAATAATTTATTTGTTTCTGGACAATATAAATAAATCATTTCTCTATCATATAATTTTGACGCTCTCTTTTTCAAATCTTTTATAAATTCTGCTACACTTGATTCTTCTGTTGCCTGTCTATTTTTTCTTGTAATTCCGAGTCTATCTTGATAGGATATTATATCCTTTCTAACAGAAGACGCTAAATCTTGAAGTTTTTTATAGAGTTCCAAATTTCCTTCTTGACTTGCTTCATATAACTGTTTTTCTAAATCATCCATTTGCAACATTAGATATGCTAATTGTTTTAGCATGAAAATATCATTTGCTTTCATTCCTTCAATATCATAATCTTTTACTATTTCTTTATATTTTTTCTCTATTTCTTTTTTTCTCTTTGTATCGTCTAAGTATTTTGGCATTACTCCTCCATGTTATCTAGTTTTAGAGTCATTTCCAATTCACTTGGAAGACTAATATCTTTATCCTCACACTTAGAATATCCACATGCAATACAAGTAGAGCAACCACCTTCTTTTACTAATGTATTGTTTCCACAAACTGGGCAAGTTTCCATATCTTTACTCTCCTTTCAAAATTTGAAGAATTATATCTCTTTCTGATTCATCAAAACTTATAAGTGTCATAAAATAAATAATAGACGCTAATGTTTCTTTTGGTGGAAACTCTGTAGTTACATGAGCACCTAAAATAATATCCCAATCAGTAGCCTCCAATGCAAGAAACTTCGCATTTCCTGGCTTGACAAGAAGAGAATCTATGATAAAATTATTTGAATGTAGGTTTTCACCAATAGTTATTACAATATAATTATTATTTTTTACATTACTAATACGTGCTAAAATGTCAGAATAAAATTTTTTATATTCTTCTACTCTGTTATTTGTATACGATAATTTTGACACTATTATATTTGTTACACTATCAATATCATCTTTGAACTTTATAAATAAATCTTTTACTCTCATTCTTCCTCCAACAAAATTCTACTTCCATTACAGAGAGAATTAATATTATCAACATCAAGAGAATCAATCATATCTAGAATTATATTTCTACATGAATTTCTATGAACATATAAATTACAATACGGAACCTCAAATGCTATCATAAAAGAATTATCTTTTCCTAATTTCTTACCGCAAACTGCACAAACTTCAGGTCTTTTACTCATTCCAGAAATCCTTGGATAGAAGATAACCTAATCTAAAAAATTCTCTTAATTCAGAAGATTCTGGGCACTTTGACGAAAGAATGAATTGCTGTATTTTTGAAAAATCTTCTTTCGTTATAGGAACCATAACAGCATCGTGTTTTTTAATTAAATGATATTTATAATCATTTAAGTTGGTAAATCTTTCACCACAATATTTACACGTATATAATTTTAGTTTTCTTCCCTTAAATTTGTATAATCTTGTCACTTTTAATCTCCTTTTAGACAGTTTCATATATATTATAACACAAAATCTCATTTCCATGTTGCTGTTGCGTATTATAACACATTTGTATCTAACTGTCAATTGTGTACGTATATTAAAGTTAATAGGTTTATTTTTGCTCCCAGTATGCTTGGCTTAAATTAATTTAATACCAGATTACAAAAATCTTGTCAAGGGTTTTTGAATAGTACTTTAGTACTATTTTTACAAACTATATGTACTCAGGAAAAACTCTTACAGATTCCTTGACAAATAGAGTAAAATGTGGTATAATCAAAACTATAAGTTTTACTTGGAGGCCTTTTAATAATTAATTAAAATTAATAAGCAGTGACATTCTTCAGAACTCTTGACAAGATGTGGATGTTGTGGTAGGATGTGTGTATCCTAAGTCACAGGAGGACACATGATAATTAATCATCATTACGAACTTCAACCTTTCTTTGATTCTCTAAAAAAGACAGATAAAATAGGATTTGACATAGAAACCTCAGGTCTTGATTTTATAGATGATAATATTTTGTCTTTACAGTTTTTAGTAAATGATGATATTTTTGTCTTTACAAATCCAGAAATGTTTAATTATATTATTAGTCTTGTAGAAGATAAATTGTTAATTGGACATAATATTAAATTTGATATGAAATTTGTCTTTAGTAAATTTGGAATTTTACTTAAAAATGTATACGATACAATGATTGCTAATGCAATCTTAAATGCTGGAATTAATGGGTTTAATTATACTTCTCTCAATTCTCTTGTTGAAAGATATTTTGGAATTAGTCTAGAAAAAGAAATTAGAAAAGAATTTGAAAATGCTTCTGAATTAACAGATGAAATGATAGAATACGCTGGTAATGATGTAAAATATCTTATTGATATTTATAATATTCAGAAAAAAGAAATTTCCGATAATAAATTAAACAGAATTTTAGATATGGAGATGAAGTTACTTCCAGTTGTTGTTTCTATGGAAGTAGAGGGAATAAATCTTGATATAGACAAATGGCTATCTATTTCTGAAGAAAAAAGAGAATTAGCAACTAAACTAGAAAATAAACTTAAAAATATACTATTATCAAGAGCACTATCTTCTCTTAGTTACAATAATTTATTTGAACTCATGGAAAAATTATCAATTCCAGTAACTAGAAAGAGAGATAGAGAATTATACGAATCAATTCGTCCTGGTGATAAAAATTTTATTGAAATATTATCAAGTAAATTAAACATCGGAAGTACAAAGCAATTAAAGACATTACTAAATATTTATGGCATTGGTGTTGATTCAACTTCCTCAAAGGCACTTTCTGATTACGAATTGAAACATAAATTGACAGAAGACCAAAAAGAGTTATTTGAAACCATTTCAAAATACAGAGAAGCAAGTAAAAGAGCAACTGCATTTGGTAAAAAATATATTGAAAAATATGTAAAATCAGACGGAAAAATCCATGCTGAGTTTAATCAATTAGGAACTGCTACTGGAAGATTTAGTTCTTCTAATCCAAACTTACAGCAAATTCCTCACACTATGGATTATAGAAGTTGTTTTATTGCTAGCCCAGGAAAAAAGTTAATTACAGCAGATTATTCTCAAATGGAATTGAGAATTATGGCTGCTGTTTCAAATGAGCATAAGATGATAAACGCTTACAAGAATGGGAAAGATTTACATAGATTAACTTCATCATTAATTTTCAATAAACCTGAAGAAGAAATAGAGAAAGAAGAACGCTCAGTCGGTAAGATGATTAATTTTGCTGTCTTATATGGTGCTGGTGCTTATAGAATTTCCTTAGCACTTGATATTTCTAGAAATGAAGCAGAAGAAATCTTAAATAGATTCCATTCTGGATACAATAAGATGTATAATTTTATTGAGGAAGCCAGAAAAATTATTTTGAATAAAGGATACTCTGTTACAGTATACGGTAGAAAAAGATTTTTTGAAAAGCCAGATGTATATACAGATTATAAAGAGAAAAATAGAATTGAGCAAAGTATTATGAGGGAGGGTGTAAATCATATTATTCAAGGCACTGGAGCAGATATTATGAAAGATGCCATGGTCAAAATGTTCTATCAGAATCCTTTTGGACACAATAAATTTAAGATTTTACTTCAAGTACACGATGAAGTTGTAGTAGAGGTTGATGAGGATATTGCTGAGGAAGCGAAAGAATTTATAAAATCAACAATGGAAAAAGCAGAATGCGTAGCACTTGGTAATAAACTTCCGTGCGAAGTAGACGCTAAAATAGCAGATACTTGGGTAAAATAAAGGAGGATATTGTGAAATACTGGCACTATATTTTAGCAAAAAGAAAAATCGGTGATATTGATGAATATTCTATTAGAGAAGCATACTATAATAGCAAGGATGAAATAGTTGCTATTACAGAAAATCCTTCTGTTGTAATAGGGGAATCAAGAGAGGAAATTATTAATATATTAGATGGAATGTTGAAAGACGTGCAATCTTATGATGTGGTTGATTTAGATAATCTAAAATTCGGAAAGTTAGATGATTAAACATTGTCCCAAATGTGGAAGTAAAGATACTCAATTATCAATAAGAGAAAAAGGGAGATTATTTGAATCATTTGTATTTTGTTCAAAATGTGGTGCGACAACTATTAAGTTTTATTCCACTAATATAGAAAACGCTAGAAATCTTGCAGTTAATTATTGGAATAATAGAATGGAGGTAAAATGAATATTGAAGATTTTATTAATCGTGTTGAAAAAGAATACGGTAAAAATATATATGTCCCTATGGATACGGAAGAAGATTTTGATGTTATTAGCACTGGCTCATTAAGTCTTGATATTGCTTCTGGAATTGGTGGACTTCCAACAAGAAAAATGATTGAAATTTATGGGGCTGAAGGTTCGGGAAAATCTACTCTAAGCCTCATAGTTTCTAAGAATTATATAGAATCTTATGATAAGCACGTTGCTTATGTTGATGTTGAAAATATGACATTTCCAGATTATGTAAAGCAAATTTTTGGATATGACCCTAAAGACAGATTTCATCTATTTCACCCACTAACTAGTGAAGATTCATTATCAATCGCTGAAGAAAGTATTAAATCTGGGTTATTTGGTGTTGTAGTTATTGACTCTATTGGTGCATTATCACCAAGAAAAGAGGTTGAATCTGATTTAGATAAAGATTCTTACTCTGGTTCAGCGAAACTTCTTGCCAGATTTCTTAGAAGAATTACACCATACGTTAATCATAACAATGTAATGGTTATCTTTATCAACCAGGTAAGAGATAATGTAGGAAGTTATGTTGGTGGGTACACTACCCCTGGTGGTCATAGTCTAAAACATTTTACCACTATCAGACTAATGTTATCAGCGTCAACTAAAATTCAGGATGATAAAGATATAATCGGAAACTATGTAAAATTCGTCTACAAGAAAAATAAAGTAGCGCCACCGTTTATGTCTGGTGAATTTCCACTCATTTTTGGAAAAGGGATTGATTATATTACCGATGTAATTAATGTTGCTACGAAATTTGGTATCCTAATTAGAAGAGGAAGTTACTATTACTTTGAAGGGGAACAAATAGGTCAGGGTAGTAAGCAAGTAGCGGATAAGTTAGGAAGTGATAACGAAATCCTTGACAGAATCATTAAAATGTGCTATAATATAGCCAACATTGGTACTGAGGAGGTATGATGTCAACAATTAGTGTAGAAAGAACATATAATGTAGGTCAATATCAATCGTTAAAAGTGTGGACAAATATTGATAATATTGATATTAGTGATATTGATGATGTACTAACTGCCGTAAAGTATTTGACAATTTTACTTGATGTGGCTTATTTTAATTATATTTCTACAAGTCCTGTGGTAAACAATTCATTAACTAAAGATGTTATTGAACAATACAAGGAAGCATTAAGTAAACTAAAGCCGAAAATTCATATTGAACAAAAGGAGGAAAAATGAGTTTCGTAAAAATGCCAGAAAGAACCCAAAGTAATAGTGGTCAGGTAGGCAAAAAGAAATTGTACTTTAGATGGATTCCTGGGGTACATAAAGTTAGATTTCTTGATGAAGAGGGTGTTGGATTTGCGTATGTCCATTGGGTAAATGGTGCTTATG